ATAATAATGCCAAACTACACACTCATTCTTGAATACGTCTGCTTGGACGCAAATGATAATTTCCGCACCAAGACGAAAGTGTTCCCGACAAATAATCCGGTTCCAAATATAAATGATTTCCCCATTTGGAACTATGATGGTAGTTCAACGAACCAGGCTCCAAGTGATGGAATAACCGAAGTGTTGCTTAAGCCAATATACTATACGAAAAATCCAATGTTGATGGATAATCGTGATGCCTATATTGTATTTTGCGAATGTCTAAATACACAAAATGAACCGATTGAATCGAATAAGTCTAGTGAAGCGATGGCTATTATTAATAAACCCGAAAACTTGAAGAAAGAAATATGGTTTGGAATTGAAATGGAATTCTTTTTTATAAGTGATGAAAATAAGTTAGGACCACAAGGCGAGTATTATTGTGGATTAGGTCAAACTAATTACACAGAAAGAAAAATAATGGAAATGCTTATTGAGTATTGTTTATATTGTGAAATACCTATTAGTGGATTTAATCAAGAAGTAGCGCCACATCAATGGGAATTTCAAGTAGGACCAATAGAAGCCCACGAAGCACCGAGTGCTTGTTATGTAGCCCGATATATATTAGGACGTATAAGTGAACAATATAATAAACAAATTAGTTTTCATCCTAAGCCTATAGAAGGCAACTATAATGGAAGTGGATGTCATATAAATATAAGTTCTTGGCGAACACGAGCGGATGAGGGCTTGACCGAAATTAAGAAAACAATGGAAATTATGGAAAAAGATCACGGCAATTTCATAAAGAACTACTGTGGAAAAGATAATCATTTGAGAATGACCGGAGCACATGAAACATCAGACCCAAATGTATTTAGTTATAGTGAAGGAGGACGTTCAAGTTCAATTAGAATTCCCACCCAAGTATTAAATGAACGGTGTGGATATTTCGAAGACCGCAGACCGGGATCGGCTATAAATTACTATGAAACCCTGGCGAAATATGTGGGTACATGAATTGAATAATTTATGGGTACATGAATTGAATAATTTATGGGTACATGAATTGAATAATTTATGGGTATCAAGAATTGAATAATTTATGGGTAGCAAGAATTGAATAATTTATGGGTACATGAATTGAATAATTTATGGGTATCGTGAATTGAGATTACGTCATACATAAAGCAATACATTGTTTGCGTGTGATAGCATTAGTAAATTGACTACAACATTTACGACAACCACTATCACCATCTTTTTTTCCTTTACAATTATTTATTTTTGTATTATAAATACCAAACATTTCAAAATGATTTACTAAAACAAGAGCCAAGAGTAATATAATTAATATTAATCGCAATAACATTAAAATAAATAAACATAAAAATAAATGACACTGACAATTAAACAAAAAAATTCATTTTTAATCTGTCAAAGTACGATAAATTATTGGGGTAATGAATTTTCATATATTCTTTCATATTCGTAGTTCCCATTGAACTATTACACGATTTACATATAGGTCTTAAATTGGCTATTTCCAGTGTTCCACCTTCGCTTTCGGCAACAATATGGCCACAATCATAATTCAACATTGATATTTCGGTTTCACGACAACAAGTACATACGTCACTAGCTTTATTGCCAATATAATTTTCCCATATTTTCTTCCTTTTAACGGGTGGTATTTTCTTTTTTTTATATTCTTTCTCACTACTTGAAGAAGATTTCAATATTTCGCCAGTTTTGAATTTGACCATTTCACGAACCCAATCGTAGCAATAGTCAACCATTTTTCCCGTATATAGTCCCAAAAAGAACTTATTTTCTTCACATAGTTTCAACATTTTAGGTGTAATTGTTTTTGTTCTCGGATAATTACTTGGGTCCCATTCACTTATCATAGAATTAAAGTCCTCAATAAGTTTTATAATTGGTCCCTGGGTTTGAATAGCAAACTTATTAGAAATGAAAGCAATGGCTTCTTGGAAGATGACTTTATTAACAAACGGTCGCTGAGGTCGCAATGATGTTTTAAACATTTTATCGTATTTATTTAAGAAATGTGTATATGTATCTTCGACTAAATTCTTATCAGTATTTTCGGGGAATTGTGGTAACGGTGTATTTTGATTAACAATATTGTAATTTGCTCGTAATTCTTCTTCGGTATCTATAATACATAGTTGAATAAAAATTTCCGGGCAATAATTGGCATCAATGAGTTTCTTTAAAGCTAAATAGCGATGTTGTCCATCAATAATAAAAAAGGTTTCCCTATTTATCGTATTAACTATCATTACTCCAAGGAAATTGAATCTGGAATGTTTCTTAAAATATTCTATTTGATATTCACAAATTTCGGATACTTTTTCCTTATCGTGAATCCGTTGAATATTGGGTATTTCAAAACAGAAATTGTTTATGTTATCTTTATTGAGTTTAACGATTTCCATGGCTCTTAGCCTATAATTTAAAATAATTATTAGTTTCTTTTTAAATAGATTCAATCATTAATTATAGATTTATTTCCTTTATGATTTCCGTTATGCTTTTTATTTAAGTTTTTTATGTATTACTATTATTATTTATGTGTGGAATTATAGGAATATACAATAATTCTAGCAATATTATAGATTGTTTAGATAAACTCCAACACCGTGGAAAAGATGGTGTGGGAGTAGCAATGAATACAGAATCCGGGACTATTATTCTTGAAAAAAAACTTGGAACATTGGCAGAAAATGAAGTCGTTTTATTAGAGACTATCAATAAAACTAATCCAAATATTGTTATAGGACACGTTCGCTATTCGACCAGAACATCAAACGAATTCGCGAATGAATTACAGCCACTTATGAGTAATAACATAGCAATCGCTCATAATGGAAATATACCCAATGTAGAAAACTATAAACACGATACGTTATACATTTTAAATTATATCGAGAACAATATAGATACATTACCATTTGACGAAATTCTTATAAATCTAATAAACATCGTTCATTCAGCCTATTCACTTGTATTAATATACGACAATTGCCTTTATGCTCTCCGTGACCGGTATGGAATACGACCATTATGTTATGGGAAATCTTCTAACGGAAGTTTCTATGTAAGTTCCGAATCAATCGCGATCGAAAACCACGTCTCAAGTATTTGCGAAGTGGGACCCGGACAAATACTCAAAATAAACGCCAGTGGTGTCCAAGAAATATATACTCATCCACTCGCGCAACAAAGTCTATGTGCTTTTGAACTCATTTATTTTATGAATCCCGACTCGCAGATCCTCGGCACACACGTCCACACTTACCGCGAAACTTTGGGCATTAAGTTAGCCAAAAAGGACAAATATATTTTTAGTCCAAAGGATCACATAGTGTGTGGTGTACCAAGTTCGGGCATCGTTGCTGCCGAAAGTTACGCGAAATTTCTAGGAATACCTTACGAACAATTTATACGTAAAACAAATAAAACAACCAATGGAAGTGATAGAACGTTCATATTACCAACTCAAAAATCGCGAATAGAAGCAATAAATAAGAAATTCACATTCTTGGAAGAAGCAATAAAAGACAAACATCTGATTATTGTCGATGACACCATTGTCAGGGGCAATATAATGAAAGGTATCATTAAAAAATTAAAAGAATATGGAGCGAAAACAATTCATGTTAGAATACCAGCGCCACGTGTTGTAGATATATGTCAATTAGGTATAGCTATTCATAGTAAAGAAGAATTAATAGCCTATAATAAAAATATGAATGAAATAAAAAGGGAATTAAATTGCGATTCCTTGTTATATTTAGAAACCAGCGATTTAGACTTTTTTCCAAAAGAATCCTATATGGAATGTTTCGGTGTTCATCAACCATCCATTAATTTAAGTACCAAATATACGCTTGATAGATAAAGCGACATTAATAGGTTCCAAAATAGTCATTACCGGAACATAACTTGGACACTGTAATGTGGAATTAATATTCACCATCATATCATCCTTGTCAACAAAAGGTGGACACGCAATAACTGGTCTGGTACTATTAGAAGCAACAACTCCACTCAAAGCATTACTACGCCCAGCAACCGTAACATAAACTACCTTATCGTAATTTATATTATTGTCATATGTTTCAATGAGTTCGAGGACTTTGCGTGGTTTCTTGTGCGCCGAAGCAACATAACTTACACATTGGAGACCTTGTGATTCACAATTCATAATGAGTTTATTAACGTGTGTTTCATCTTTGGGACTTCCACTGAAAATGACTACCATATTGCTTCTTGGAGGCTTTACATTCATAAGTCCTTCATAGAATTGTGTATAGGCATTTTGAACTTTCCTAATAATATTGTCAGGAATGTCTGGGATCTTTTCATTGTAGGGGTCTTGGACGTTTTCACGGACCCAATCACGCACACAGTCTTTGTCGATTTTTTCAGGTTCAACATTGTTTAAGAAGCGATCCATGTAACTATTGAGTCCCCAATAACGGCTACTGTCGCAGGTCATTACTTCGTCAATCAAAATAATTTCATTGTCTTTATTTCTTCCAAATTCGAATTTAGTATCAACCAGAATCATTCCCATTTGTGTTGCTATTTTTTCTCCGTATCTAAACAATTCCATAGCCTTAGAAAATACGAATTCTACTTCTTCGGGTGTCATATAACCTTCGGAAATAATATTTTCGAGGCTAATAGGAACATCGGTTTCTCCTTTTGTTGTTGGTGTAATAATAGTTTCAGTTAGTTTTTGATTTTTCAGATAACCTTCGGCTAATTCAATTCCACAATAATTGCGACTACCATTCTTATAATGTGTCCATAAACTAGTGGATGTGCTTCCCGTCATATAGGCGCGAATTACTACTTCTATTTTAAATGGCGTACATTTTTCTACTAACATTACATTTTCATTATAGGAAACCATATGATTCTTAATAATATGGCGTGTCAGTTCAAACATACGAGCACTCATTAAATTTAAAAGTCTGCCTTTCCCAGGAATAACGCCAATATGTCGGTCGAAACTACTAACTTTATCAGTTGCCTCCATAAGAAGATAATTATTTCCTAGGTCGTGAACGTTTCTAACTTTACCATTATAAAAATCCATTATGTTAATTATGTTAATTATTAAAAAAGCATTTATTTTTAAATAATATTTTTTATTTAAACTTATAAGTATTTTAAAATTAAATAATACGCTATGAATATTTTAATATTAGGGTGTGGTGCTCGTGAAGATATAATACGTGAAAAGTTATTAGCGAATAGCGCGAATAGCGCGAAACGAGTATTTGTTGAAACGCTTTCAAAACAAGAAACAATTGAATTCATCGCTAATAATTCGATTGAACTAGTAATACCATCATCCGAACACTATTTATGTAATGGATATACTGATCATATCAATAAAAATGCTCCAGAATGTAAAGTATTTGGACCGAGTTTATTACAAAGTCATCTAGAAGCAAATAAGAATTACAGTAAAATATTGATGAAAACACACAGGTTACCTAATGCTGATTATACATTTTTTCAAACTAAAAACCAATGTTCAGATTATTTTAATAATTATAATGTAGATCCCAATAAAATCGTATTAAAATATTCGGGATTAGCCAAAGGTAAAGGTGTATATTTACCCAATGAAAACAATATTAATTCGTGTATTGAAAATGTCTATAATCATGGTTCAGAAGGAGTATTAATTGAAGAACGTCTCTTTGGTACCGAGGTTTCTATTATGGCTTTTTGTAATGGAACTCACGCATATTTAATGCCACAATCACAGGACTTTAAGCGGAAATGCGATAACGATCTCGGTTTAAATACGGGTGGTATGGGTTCTATATGTCCAGTAACTATACTTAGTCTAGAAGAATGCGAACAAGTAAATGATTATATGAATAAAATAGTAACACATACGAACTATATTGGAGTTTTATATGCTGGAATAATGAAAACCAGCGACGGTATAAAGTTCCTGGAATTTAATTGTAGATTTGGCGACCCAGAAGCTCAAACATTATTGAATCTATTAGAAAGCAATTTATTAGCTATTATGTTAAAATGTATAAACCGCAAGTCATTGGAACTAGTTTGGAAAAATGAATATGCTTCGTGTGTAATTTATAGTAACGAATCCTATCCAGAGTTTGCGTATCCTTTGTCGAAATTAACATACAATAATAAACTCGATAAAAATATTAGAATTTACAAGGGAAGTCTTACGGGCAATAATGAATCTAATGGTGGTCGCATTTTAAGTGTAGTAAGTAATTCTAGTGTTTCACACTACAATAGTTTAATTAATGTCTATAACAATATTCATAAGATCAAGTTTCCAGGTTCTTATTACAGACGTGATATAGGATTGAATTATTTATTACAAACAAAGCCAAGGAAGTATATGCCTATGGCAATCATGGCAACAAATAATGGAACTAGTATAGGGACCCTATTAGAAAATAGAGAAACCCGTAACGCAATTAAAATCATATTTACTAACAATACCAATGGTTCTATAATTCAAACCGCATTAAGATATAAAATTCCATTATTGGTTATAGATACGAAGCAAATTAACTATGAAAGTCTAACAAATATTTTGAGACAGTTCCGCGTCAAATTGCTTCTATTATCGGGATATATGCGAATAGTTCCGAAGATTCTTTTTGATGATTTTCTTACTGTTAATATTCATCCGAGTTTATTACCCGATTATGGAAATAAAATGGATTTGGAAGTACATCGTAGTGTGTTAGAAGATAAGCGGAAATTTAGCGGTTGTACTATTCACGAAGTAACAGATAATGTCGATGAAGGACGTATATTACTTCAAAAGCAAATAAACATAGAACATATCACAAGTCCAGAGCAATTAAAAAGTGTAATACAAACACAAGAAAAACAAGCGATATATGAATTTGTAGAACTTATTAATGCTAGTAATGGCATAGAACATAAATATGAAGTAAATATTGAAGAAGCGAATAATTTTGTAAGTGAACTTAAAACTAAACTGCCCGCCATTGGGGGATTTTGTGGAACATACAAGTACGATGAAAATACAACCCTGGTTGGATCAGCCGATGGAGTGGGAACGAAACTAGACTTGGCAATAAAATACAATAAATTAGATACGATTGGTATAGACTTAATAGCAATGAATGTGAATGATATTATTGCTGGAGGTGGTATTCCATTATTATTTATGGACTATATAGCAATTGATAAAATGGACAAGCATGTTTGTAATGTTCTATTAGATGGAATAATCCAAGGATGTAAGATGGCAAATATTGAATTAATTGGTGGCGAAACTGCGGAAATGAAAGGAATATATTTAAAAAACAAATTAGATTTGGGTGGTTTTTGTATGGGAAAATTAAAATATGAACTACCGAAACCAAATCTGATGAAATCCGGAAATATTTTATACGGAATTGCGAGTAATGGTATTCACAGTAATGGCTACACACTCGTGCGAGATATTATTGGTGATGATTCAAGCCATATAGACGAAATTATGAAACCGACACGTATTTATAATGAAATTATTCAATTATTGGAAACATACCACGAAGATATATTGGGAATAGCACATATAACTGGTGGTGGTTTCAAAGATAATATAAATCGTTTATTGCCACCAGAATTGGGATTCAATCTAGAACCTTGGGAATTACCAGATATATTTCAATATTTACAAAAAAAAGGTAATTTATCATTGGAACATATGAAAGAAGTGTTTAATTGTGGATACGGGATGGTAATAATAGCACAAAAGGAAATACCTGGGTTGAAAAAAATAGGAGATTTAATCGACAATTGATGGTAAGGGTTATGTATATAATGGCTTTAATACCTATAATGTTTTTAGTCAGATTAATTACACGGCATGGTTAAATACAAAATTTATTTTATTAATATATATTATAATGGGTGGAGGTTTAATGCAACTAGTCGCTTATGGGGCTCAAGATATTTATTTAACAGGAAACCCTCAAATTACTTTTTTTAAGGTAGTATACAGAAGACATACTAATTTTGCATTAGAATGTATAGAGCAAATATTCAATACTGGTGTTAGTGCTTCGGCATCAAATGTTAAAAGCACACTATCAAGAAGTGGTGACCTTATATGTGGTATGCATCTTGATATCAAAATGGCAGACCAAACAGTCGATGCCGTTACACAACCCGAATACGTAAATTGGATTAATAATACTGGTCATGGTTTAATCGATGAAGTTCAAATTGATATTGGTGGTCGTCAAATAGATAGACATCACGGTCAATGGCTTGATATATATACGGATTTAACAGTTCGAGATAATAAAGAAGGGTTGATACTTAATCGTAATACTTCTAAACCAACAACCAGTGATAATGGTATTAATGAAAGACTTCAATTATATGTTCCATTAAAATTTTGGTTTTGTAGAAATATGGGTCTTGCTTTACCCATAATGGCACTTCAGTATCACGATGTAGAATTGAAATTAAAAACACGTTCTATGGCTGGATTAGTAGCAGCAAGTGGAACATTAGCAGGGTTTGATAATTCAGCTCCAGATGTATCATTATGGGTTGATTATGTATTTCTCGATACCGAAGAACGTCGTAGATTTGCTCAAGCTTCGCATGAATATCTTATTGAACAAGTTCAGAGAACAACAAATACAGCTGGAACAATGCAAGATATAGAATTTAATCATCCAGTCAAGGAATTAATATGGGTTCATCAAGATTCAACCGCAGGATCACAAAATACAAGCACTACAGCGGCTAATATTAACCCAAATGATAATACCATAACTAATGCTGCTGATGGAGCATTTACACAGAAAAATGATTATTTCAACTATCAGGCTAATCTTAATGATGATGTTGAGTTTATTGGTGGAACTGAATCATTTGAATCCTTCGCTACTTGTAAATTACAATTGAACGGTCACGACCGTTTTGCTGCCAAAAAGGCATCCTATTTTAGATTAATGCAACCCTTACAATCTGGTCATAATATTCCAACTAAGCACATTTATGTATATTCATTTGCTTTAAGACCAGAAGAACATCAGCCATCCGGAAGTTGTAATTTTTCCAGAATAGAAAGTGCTAAATTAATTTTCACTGCTAATCAAACATATACAAATACAGACTTTATTATTTATGGTATTAACTATAACGTATTAAAAATTGTAAGCGGTATGGGTGGCTTAGCATTTACAAGTTAAATATTTGTATTCGTATTTTTATTTTTATTATTATCTATCATTAATATATAATGAGTGAAAGTGGGTGTGTTACTTCTGTTAATGCTAGTAATTTATCAATACAAGGAAACTTAATTGTTTCAGGTGAAACTACTACAATTAATACAACAAATACAACTATTAAGGATACACTAATTGAATTAAATAGTGGATTAACGGGAGCTAATGCGAATGATTCTGGTATATTAATAGAACGCGGAACTACTGGAAATAACGCTTTTATGGGATGGGACGAATCAGTAGATACATTTATTTTAGGAACTACCGAAAATGTTGCTACGGATACAGGTAATTTAACAGTCGCAGTTGGAGATCTTCAAGTAAGTGGTATTACGCGTACTTCAAGTCAAGACGCACAGGATTTAACAATTGCGTTAGCAGGTGCTACAAATTCTAGTTTAGTATTAAGTTCTACGGGTACAGGTCTCGATGCTTTACAAGTAACGGCTAGTGCTGGTGGTATGGATATTACTTCTGCTTTAGCTTTGGATATTGTAACATCTGGGGGTAATTCAAACATTACAATTGATCCTCATGGAAGCGGTACATTAACATTAGGTAGCGACGATAATACCAAAGTAGATGTTAACGCATTAATTATCGAATTAGACTCGGCTGGAACAATAATTACTGATTCTACAACTACAACATCAATAACATCAGGAACAACAATGACACTTAGTTCAGGTGGCGCTCTAGCA